GCTGATCACAGTGATGTCACCCACGATGGAATCCCCGACAGCACCCTGCAGCTGTTCCGAGGTGTAGATCTCGCGTCGAAGTTCGCTGTTGGCTACGTCGCGCACAGCCACTGAAGGCAAGCATGAGATCACAGCAAAGTCGTAGATGTCACGCCCTGTGAACTCTTCTTTGGCTGCAAGTTGCATGGCCGTGGTCTGGAACTCATTGAGTCGGCCTGCGATGGCCAGGAAGGTGTATGATTTGAAATGGTTACGAGCAGTCTGCCCCGCGGTGATGTCTGCAGCAGTGATCTGGGAGTAGTCCTCGTCACGCAACCAACCTTTGACCAGGGCCTTGTTGGCAGTCTTGATCTTGACGCCTGCTTCGGCTGTGTCCCATTGATCTTCTTTGAAGTATCCCTCGTTGATACGCTGCGCAGCAGCAGCACAACCCCAGACTTGATCAGCAGTGAATTTCATTGTCGCTCCTTGCTTGTTCATGTGTGTATTATAACACTATGTATCCAATCTGTCAACCTCTTTTGGAGAGTGCCGGCCAAAAGAAAACCTGTTGTATTTCTACAACAGGCCAAAGAATCCTACCCCGGGAGCGAATCGGTATCGGTTTCGTTTGATTTACATCTAATTAAAGAGTGATGCCCATTGCCTTGGCCTTGTAGCCTAGAGCAACGATTTCACGGCTTGGTTGGCCCATGACGTACTCAGTAACAGTCACGCCGTTACCTGCCTTGCGGGTGTTGCTGTAGATAGCATAACCGTTCTGCTTGATGCGGCTAACTTCTGCGCTCAAGTTGCCAACACCCAAGTCATGCTTGGCTTTGCTGGCTGTCAATGCTGCACCGTTGTACAGTGCTGTGAAGACTTTGAATGTCTTGGTTTCTGGATTGAATCTCTTCATTTTTAAGTTTCCTTTGTTGTAGGCTGTTTCCTAACAGCGTCTTATAATAATAACAGAACGCTGATTCAAGGTCAACCTCAATCCTTCCGTTTTATGGTAACATTTGCTCGAAAGAACGTGCCCATGATCACTACGGCACACCATGTCCAAAATGTGAACTCAATGGCCAGTACGGGGAACAGTGTGTTCAGACTCCAAATTACCAGCCAGGGGCCAATAGCCAACAACACCACAATCAGTGCTATGCCTATGACGACTTTTATGATGCTATCAAACATTTTCAATCTCCTCAATTTCTTGTAGCCGTTTCAACTCGGCAATCTCTGCTTCAATGGCCTTGGTATTGTTCTTGAGATTAGAACTACCCTTCTTGTAGACCACGTAGTAGTGATCTGCACAATAGACCTTGCCCTCTAGAGCACGGGCNCCACAGTANTTGAATGGGGCCCTTGTTTGCTCAGGGCCAATGTATTGGCACTCACACATATTAAGCCATGCCCTTCATAACAGTGACCTTGGCCATGTTCTGCCAGTTAGCAGGAAAGCTCTTCTTCAAGTCTGCACACTTCAAAACAGTACGCAGGCTCAGCTCTCGCATGTGGCTACGGTTCTCAAGGATGAAGTTAACGATCTCATCTTTAGCCGTTTCCTCAAGCTCATAACTATCCAACATGCCGTCTTTGACGATCTGCTTGATACGCAGAACCTTTTCACGGTCTGTGTCCATGCGCAAGTCAATGAAGTGACAGCGTGACTCTAGTGCCGCCAAGTGCTCTTGAAGCTTCTTGCTTCGCACATTCTCAAACTTCAAGTTGGTGATAAAGATAGCACCACCCTTGAAATCAAACTTGTCTGGCACTCCTTCACTACGCAATACTCTAGAGTCTGTGTTCCAAGAAATAGTACGCTTCTTTGAAGTGTCCAAAGCTGCCTTCAGGATGTTGAGTGCAACGTCGTCTAGCAAGATTGAGTCACAGTCATCAAACACAATGATGTTCTTGGGATCGCTGAACTTGTACAGTTTGGCATAGAGTCCAATCGCACTCATAGCACCCTTGACAATCTCGTACTTGGGCTTGCGTTGTCCCATCATGTCAAACAGGTCATCACGAGCAAGTACTTCTTCAACACCAAAGCTCTTGCCCACGCCTGGAGGGCCTGTGACGATCATTGCACGAACGTCACCAGTCTTAACTGCAGAAGTCATGTCCTTGAGGATCTCAAAACGCAGTCTAGTACGCTCGATGATCTGCTCATCTGTTTCGTCTGCGACAGCAGAGTCTGGCACTTTGACTTGTGTGAAGTCTGTGACAGTGGCATCCATCTTGCCTGCTTTCACGGGCTTGCTCAGGGCCTGCAACATGGTGACCCCTGCTGGAGCCCCTGCAATTGCTTGGATGTCACGCTGGTTGCAGAACACCTTACAGGTCTCACCGCCACCCTTGATGTTGTAGCCCGAACGGGCCTTGATGTAGCCTTCCCAACCATTGCGGGCTTCTGTTACAAAGTCCCCAACCATATCCAGCTCAATGCCTGGAAAGATCTGATTGCTTTTGGCACCGTACTGGCCTTGTGCTAGTGTAATACGCATGGATTTCGCTCCTGTGTGTGTTGTTAACATAGTATCTATTATGCACTCAAATACGAGAGTTGTCAACCCCTATTTGAATAACACTTCCGCTATCTGGGTTTCTGTTGTTTCTGCAGTCAATTGCTCAATGGTGTTGGCAGCAAGAGCTTCTGCTAGAGGCGTCAAACCATTCACCACCAAGCCTTTGGAACCATAGACTGAGCCCGCGTACCATTCTCCATCACGCATGATATAGTAGTACTCACCCCCGCAGTTGTGGACCTGTTCAAGGAACTCTTCAAAGGTGTGCGCAACCTGCCAGCTGACATCCGTTTCGCCACGGTCGCTGTAGAAGTTCATGTCCCCGAGGGTCTTCTGAACTCCACTGTTGTCTCCAAGTGCTACCAATTGGTTGGCTGTTGCTGAGTTGTAATGGTCAAGCAGCAGCTTGCCCGTGTACTCTAGATAGCCATCATAGTGGCAATAAACGCTCTTGCACGTTGAGCCATGCATGACTCCTACTCTTGATCGTGTACCCATAGTGTTCGCTCCTATTAAGTTTGTTTAAGTGTGTATTATAGCATCAATCTTCTAGGCTGTCAACCGGAGCCATCATACGTGCTCCGTCGGCCATGAACCGATCAAAGACCTGCAATTGCTCTGCAGTGAACTCATGTCTGTTGACCTTCATGTAGAACAGGCCCACTAGTAGATCGCCGTTGCCATGCTGTCGTGCAGTGTTAACCAAATCGTCGTACATATCAATCTCCTCTACAGTCTGTGTTCAGCACAGGCTTCAGTGCCCTGCGTAGTTCTACTTCTCTCTTGTGCGCAACAGCTTTGCCGCGCAGTGTTTCATGAACTAGTACTTCTATCTCGCTCTTGTCGTTCAAAGAGCGCAGGGCCCGGCAAAGCAACCAGTCCTTGTTCTCTTTTTTAGCACGATAGAAGTGCTTGGCCGCACGAGCCAACACTGACTTGTTAATAGTTGTCTCTGTTTTGGCAGTGACTCCTATGTAGCTAGCACCGTTGACACGTAGCTCATAGATGATATGAGTACGGTCGACTCGCTTTTTACGGGTGGGCTTTTCTAAGTTCATGTTANNATTATAGCACC